CTCATCAGACAAGGATCTATATAAACTCATAGAACAAAACTTCCACTCTTCAACAGGCACGAGACAGAAGAATACAGTCTTCCAGCTGCGATTCAATCGTGAAGGTATTACATGGGATAAGTGGAGCCAAGGCACAGCCCACAAGATTGGTAGCTGGTGTCTTAATTGCTTATGCCAGGAAACAGGATGGATACATAAAGAGACCATAACCATAGGCAGACGTAAGCATCGAACTGTCATGCGATATAGCCAAGAGTTCTTAGGGCTTAAGGGTGCCATTCTTAGCAAAGCAGAACACCTATCCTTTTGTGCTTGGCCAATGGTATGTCCTCCATGTTTATGGTCTAACGAAGAGAGAGGTGGCTATTTAACAGAGGAAATAAGACAGTCTTCACCAATGGTTAGAAGTCACTCTCCATTGGGGGGAGTTAAGCAGGGAGTCATACCGATTGACATGCTCAATAACCTTGATCAAGTCTCTTATCGGTTGAATCACTCTGTTCTTAGCGTTGCTAATTGGTGCTTTGATAACTACAGAACTATTGGCAAGTTCCGTAGAGAAACAGCCCGCCCTTTGCCCATCAAACCAGATGGAGAACCAACAAAGGAAGAACTAAAACAATACAAACGATCCCGCCGAGAGGTAGAGGACTACAACGCACAACTAGAACAAAAGAATTATCGAACTACTGAGGCTATGTATGTAGCTAATAAGTATTCCGATGAGGAACAGTTCTGGATTCCCTGGAGCTTTGACTATCGCTCGAGGATTTATCCCTTGGTTACATCTATGTCACCACAGGGTACGGACTTCGATAAGTCACTTCTTTATTTCTATGAAGAAGGTCCAATCAATGCTTATTGGTTAGCATTTCAAGTTGCCACCACGCATGGTCTACAAAAAAACACCATGCAAGAGCGCATCGATTGGGTAAAGGACAACACTGAGTTAGTAACACGAGTAGCTAAAGATCCTATCGGCAATATGTCTGATTGGTCTGAGACTGAGGAGCCTTGGTGCTTCCTAGCCAGCTGCTTAGAGTATTACTCATGCTGCATAGCCCAAACAAAAACAACCAGCGGATTGCCTTGTGGAATAGATGCCACCCAATCGGGTATCCAACATCTAAGCGCAATGACCCTCGATGCTGAGAGTGCCGCCAAAGTTAATGTCTTACCAACTACAGCTCCTGTAGATGGCTACCGGACAGTAGCTGAAGCCTCTCTTAAGTATATAGAAGATAAAGAAGTTCATTCCTTTATAGATCGAAAAGTATCCAAGCGATGCACGATGTGTCTGCCTTATGGCTTGACCAGAGATAGCGCACGTTCTTATATACGTGATGCTCTCAAAGGAACTGAAATTGATTTATCTATCAAGGGTCGATTGACTGAGATAACGAAAGCTATCTATGAAAAGGCAATCCCTGAAATATTCCCAGGACCAGTAGCAGTCATGAAGTGGTTTCAGAAATGCGCCAAGCAGATTATGGAAACACAAGACTATATCCAATGGACAACACCATCAGGATTTGTAGTTAGACAAGACTTAAGAGTTAGTGACTCCGTTCGAGTACGCACAAGACTATTAGGTTCTATCGTTGACTGTCAGGTTGGAAATGGGTGGGGAAATAAAGATGTTAAGCATCATGTTTCTGCTCTTGCACCCAACGTGACACATTCACTAGATGCTGCCTTGATACATTTAACTTTTGTATGTTGGGAGCATCCATTCACAGTGGTGCATGATTGTGTCTTAGCTCGATCATGTGACATGGATGAATTATCTCGGGATATTCGTTTGCAATTTGCAGAGATATATTCTGAAGAAATACTTAAGAATTGGGCTGACGAGGTAGGGGTGGAAATACCGCAATCACTCATCAAGGGAAATCTTGACATCGAACAGGTTAATCAATCCCTTTATTTCTTCTGTTAATCCCACTAAGGAAGGTGACATGCCCGAACTAAATGAGAAAGCAACATTGGTAGAGCGAATCTACTGGTATATAAACATAAATGATGCTCCAAGGGCTAAAGCATTAGCCACACTTGGGGATTACCTAGAAGAATGCTATGCCTGGGATGTGGACTTTGATGGTCCAATGTTTTAATTGACTGAAAAGTATAAAGAAACACTCCCACTAAGGCAGTTATACGTTAATGTGTGCTCGTGTTTTAAAAACACAACTGCAACTCAGAAGCTACCTTGGCCCTAAACAAAAAAAACATTGAAAGGCCAGCTCTTCAACGCATGTATATGGCATTTGAAGTCTTACGTGCTAAGGAGCGGGAATTTCCAGCTCAACTCGTTTCAACTTTCCTCTACATAGCCAACCATAACGGTTGCAGACAAGAGGATTTAATGGTTGGAACTAGCTTGAGTAGTTCATCAGTCTCCAGGAATGTGACTTGGCTTGGTCCAAAGCATCGATCTGGTAAAGACGGATTAAAACTAGTCTATCGAGAGATAGATCCTGATGATCCCAAAAGGTATCGTGTTTATCTGAGTCGCAAGGGGGAGCAAATGGCAACCCTATTAGAAAACACTTTGGAGGAAAAACTCTAATGGTTTCAAACCGCTTTTCTAACTACGAACCACCGCAGAACATCCACCTACTTACAACGTGGGGACAAGCTGCTGATTACACCTGGTGCAACCGTTGGAGGATGCAAAAAAGCTCCGAAACAGTTGCATTTCGTCGTCGCCGGATCTCAGATTCTATTGGGGAATCATTCCCACTACGGAAGATGGGGAGCCTGCATTTTTGGAGAGAGCTTCAAGCAGACATCCAAGAAACCGACAACGTGGACAACGCCACAGTCAATCGAGCGATTTCTTGTGCGACTTGTGCCTTGCGTTTCACCTATGAAGAACAGCTCCACTCAGTCAAGTGTCCGAGTGTTAAGCGTCTTCCAGAGGGAGGACCAAGGACTGAATGGTTCACACAAGCCCAAGTAATGAGGATGTATGAAATCTGCCTTGATCTTGATCGAGGTGATTTAGCAGACATTTTATTATTTAGTGCTTACACGGGGATTCGTCAGGGTTATGTATTGAACTATCTAATGAAACAGGATTTCGATTTAGAAAGGAACCTTGTTCGTGTTGGATATGACAAAGACCGACCCACGAAAACTGGACAACCCAGGGATATTTTTATCCACCCCAAAATTCTCCCGATTGTTGAACGTCGGATCAATAATCTTTATACCTTTAAAGATGATTGGACCAACCGTCATCAACTCGATAGATCATTTAAAAGGGTCAGACGATTTGCCATGATTCCTGATACTTATGTTTGGCATTGCTTACGACATTCCTTAGCCACATGGCTGGGTGCTGTAGCAAAACCCAATCAGGTCAAAGACATCATGGGTCATTCCTCATTAAAACAAACAGAGCAATACTGTAAGTTTGTGGTAAAGGCATCGGAAAATGCAATCTTGGCCCTGTAATATGTCTAAGTTCGATATAAAGAAGGTAGTCCAGTGCGTCTATCACTCATCAAAAGGGGTTGAAATGGTATCAGATGATACACATTTAACTTCTAAAAAGAGCCTCGCACTGGTCTACTAGCTTCAAGAACCCTTGGCCCACCTGGCGGAATTGGTAGACGCGCTGGTTTTAGGTTCCTGATCGTTTAGACACCACTTAGACAATTAAACTCATGATTAGCGGCTGAAAGGCCGCTTTTTCATTGGGTTTTCCTTCATTCCCACTAGTGCAACTAGACAATATGGAAAATCTAGCTCAAAAGGAGCTTGAGCAATTAAGCCCCGAACAGTTCTCTTATTTCTTAGGACATGGAGAGACGGAAGATAAAGAAAAACAGAAAGAACTTGAGTACGAAAGTTATCTGAAATCACACCGACAATTTGACCTTTGACTAAAAACTTAGCCGCCGATCTAAGTCTTCAGGGGCTCTCTGTAGAACAACTGCAAAGCGTCCTTGAGACTGAGTTGGACACTATTGAAGAAAAGTTAATAGCCCTGCCAACTAGATACTCAGAACCCCAATCAATTTCTCATCAATCAAATGCCAAAACCTAACCAATATGTTTTTGAATCTGAGCTCACTGGATTCATTAATGTTTTTGAAGATTCCGGTAAATATGAAAACCGGACCTTCTCATATAACATCCCTGCCAAAATAATTAAGCAGGTAGAAAAAGATAGAAAAGAACTTTTAAAATGGGTTGATTCAAAATTAGAAAAACCCGATAGAGTTGCACTTAATCCCGAGCCCTACGATTCAGAAGGGTTATGTAAATACAGTTACAGTGATACAGATAAAAAACCTATCCCAGTCTTTGTAGATACTGAAGGGTCTCCCCTTTCTGATTCTGATTTGCAAAGTCTAAGAAAAGGTACGAAAGCTGTATTAATTGTTAACCAAACCCCTTACACTAAGCCAGCCAAAGGCACCTCTTTAAAGGTCGTCGGTGTCCAAGTCACCAAGCTTGTCACTATGAGCGGGGCTAGTGATTCTGGGGATATGTCAGTTGATGATGTCAATGCCATCTTTGGCACAAGGGATGGATACAAAGCAGCTTCACCAACTGTTAGTGCTCCAGCTGCTGAGACATCTGCTGAAAATTACGACTTCTGATCATGGCTTATCGCTCCACTTTGGAGGAGCGAGTTTCTAAGTTCTTTGATAAGAAGAATGTTCCTTATATATATGAGGCTAGAAGTTTTCAATATGTATTGACTAGTAAGTACACCCCCGACTTTTTTATCGGGGATGTTATTTACGAAGTCAAAGGATTCTTCAAGCCATCAGAGAGGCGTAAACATTTAGCTATAAAAAATCAACATCCCGACTTAGATATTCGTTTCATATTTCAAAGAAATAACACCCTTACAAAAAAAAGCAAAAGCACTTATGGGGATTGGTGTGACAAACACGGATTCCTTTGGTGCATTCACCCCAACATCCCTGATTCATGGATCAGTTAGCTCACAGCAACCTCCTGAATTACATCGATGACCTTGTTGTTCGATGTGAAGACGAGGGTTTTCCCTGCCAATTAATAATCGAATGCTTAAAAGAATACGCAGAAATCTTCGAGGAGTTGCATCTTCATGGAACCCCAAGACTCTGAGTTTCTCAGGCATGAAGCGTGTCCTGCTTGCCCTAGTAGTGATGCGTTTGCTCGGTACAGTGATCTTCATGGTTATTGTTTTTCTTGCGGCTACCGAGAATCAGCACCAGGAGAAGGAGAAACCAAACCTTCTAAAGAGAGAAGCAATCTTACGTTTGAGGGGGAGTTTGCCCGACTCTCTACTAGAAACTTAACGGAGGAGGATTGTAGAAAGTTCAATGTCAGGGTCGATCATCCTGGCCCAGTTATACGCTTCCCGTATTACTCTTTATCAGGACAGATTGTTGCGTATAAGGAGAAGACGAAAGAGAAAGATTTTTATTGGAAGGGTAAGAATGTTGATAAAACATTATTTGGCCAGCATTTATTCGGTGGTGGAAAAACTGTTGTAATTACAGAAGGGGAACTTGATTGTCTTTCGGTGTGGTCTGCCAGAAAAAACTGGCCGGTCATGTCCATAGCAAATGGTTCAAAGGGAGCATATAAAAATCTCTCTGCCCAACTACCTCACCTATTGAAATTTGAAGAGATCATTCTCTTCTTTGATAACGATCAAGCGGGACAAGAAGCGGCTGAGGAGTGTGCTTCTTTGTTTCCTCCTGATCGTGTTTTTATTGCCACTATCCAAGGATACAAAGATGCTTCTGAAGCTTTACAAGCTAAAGATTCTGAAGCTATACGTCAGGCCATTTGGAACAAGAGAGCCTATTCACCCAAGGCAATCATTGATGCACGATCTTTATTTGATCTCGTATCAAAACCCCTTCATGGGAAAGATGCTGATTGGCCATTCCCAACACTAAATGAAGTTACGGGAGGTCTACGTCTCGGGGAGCTCGTGACTCTAACAAGTGGTACAGGATCGGGTAAAAGTACAGCTACTGGAGAAGTAGCTCAATCACTCATCGATCAGGGATTCACTGTTGCATACATTGCATTAGAGGAATCAGTTCAACGGACTGCTTTGAGGATGATGACAGTTAAGGCAAATAAACCACTACATCTAAATAACGAGATACCAGAGGATGAATTACGAGAAGCTTTCGATGCTAGCTGTGGAACTGGAAGGCTGTATCTACGGTCTGGATTTGGCTCTGTTGATCCCGACCATCTTATTTCTGACATTCGTTTCGTTGTCAAAAACTATGGGGCTAAGTGGGTAATCATTGATCACCTAAGCATCTTGCTCTCCGATAACACAGAAAACGATGAGCGGAAACTTATAGATCGTGTGATGACCAGGCTCAGAAGCTTCGTGGAGGAATGTGGGGTAGGAATGATTTTAATTTCTCACCTCAGAAGAAACCACGGAGACAAAGGGCATGAAGATGGAGCTTCCATTTCTCTAGGGCAACTTAGGGGCTCACATTCAATAAGCCAATTGTCAGACATTGTTTGCTGCATCCAAAGAAATATCTCATCAGGCGATAACACCTCTGAATTAGTAACTCTCAAGAACCGCTTCAATGGCCGTACTGGTCCAAGTGGTGTCTTGTCCTATTCAACCGAAACAGGTCGATTAGTCGAAGTTCAATCTGCAGAAACCACCACCGATAACTATGAAGACTTTTAATCCACACAAATTAGTCCTATTCAAAATGAAGGACTGCGCTCCATGTCTGAATGCTTCCATGACCTTAGACAAGGTTATTCATAAGCATCCAGAATTTATTCCATACATCTCTCAGTTATGGAAAGAGAATCATCCCTCTCTTGTTGAGTCCTATGAACTTGAATTATTTCCTACCCTGATCATCCTTAATTCAGATTTAGATGAGATCAATAGGATTACAGGTTCAAAGAATTTAACAGAAGATTTTTGGTGGAAGACCTTAACCAGCATCCATCATTCGGAGACACAATGAGACTTGCCTTTGATTGTGAGACCAATGGGCTCATGAGAGGAGACTTAAGTGAAGTTCATTGTCTAGTCACTAAAGACTTAGATACCGGAGAAGTCTTTCGATATGACGATGCTAAAAACAATCGCTACAGCATCACAGAAGGCTTATCAAGTTTGATGGTTGCTGATGAATTATGGGGTCACAATATCGTGGCGTTTGACATAGAGGCTCTCTCTTATATCTACCCATTCTTCAAGCTTAAAGATACGAAACTCTATGACACTTTAATTCTTTCAAGACTGTTCTTTACAGACATGCTTGATCGAGATTACAGGTCAAGACCAGCCAACATGCCAGCTCAACTTTATGGGAGACATTCCCTAGAAAGTTGGGGGTATCGGTTGGGGGTTATGAAGAGTGAGTATGGAAAGCAACTCAAGGGTGATTGGTCTACTTATACAGAAGAGATGCTGGAGTACTGCGTCCAAGATGTAGAGGTTACTGTTCAACTCTCACAATTGTTTGAGCCAAAGCTCGAGCAATATGCCGAGCCTATTGATACTGAGCACAAGATCGCTCAAATCATGACATGGCAAGAGCGAGAGGGATTTCCTTTTGACGTTCCCAAGGCTCATAAGTTAGAGGGCAAATTACGAGTAGAACTTGAAACTCTTTCCGATCAAATGCGCTCTACTTTCACAATGGTTGATGGTGGAAGATTCATTCCTGCAAGACCTAATAAAAATAAAGGTTATGTAAAGGGGGCTGAATTCTGCAGACTTAAAGAGTTCAATCCTACAAGTAGGCAACACATAGCCTTTGCCTTTGAAACTTTTAGAGAGTGGGAACCAAAAGAAAAAACAGATACAGGTAAGCCAAAAATTGATGAAAAAATTCTGGAGGAAATAGGAACAGACGAGTCTAAAAAATTCGCACGTATCCTCACCCTTCAGAAACATTTAGGTCAACTATCAGAGGGACAGAACGCATGGCTAAAGAAAGTAACCAAGCAAGGAAAGATCCACCATTCATGTGTACTCAATACCAACACGGGACGCATGGCACACATGAGACCCAATCTGGGGCAGGTAAAAAGTGACAAAGAATCGAGAGAGCTTTTTCACCCTGGTCCTAATCGGGTTCAAGTTGGGGCTGACGCTAGTGGTCTGGAGCTCCGTTGCCTTGCCCATTATCTTGCTCGGTTTGATCACGGCACCTTTGCGAAGGAAGTCGTGGAAGGAGACATCCATTCCCACATGGCAGCCATCTCCGGCGTTGATAGGTCAACCCAAAAAAGTTGTACGTACTGCCTTATCTATGGAGGGGGAAACTTTAAGTTAGGCACTGTTGCTGGAGCCAAGAAAACTCAAGCAGTTGCCCGTGGTAAAGATCTACGAAAGAAACTATTGACAGGCATTAAAGGGTTCCAAGAACTCAACGATGCTATTCAAAAGAGAGCAGAGCATGGAGTCATCAAAGCAATAGACGGGAGGCCAATCCGTCTACAAGGTAAGAACCACGCCGCTCTTAATTATCTTTTGCAGAGCTGCGGAGCTGTTATCTGCAAGCTTTGGGTTATTAGATCCAACCACCTCCTACAAGAAAACAAGATCGACTATTGGCCACTGGCTTTCATCCATGACGAGATGCAATTGTCAGTCAAACCGGAACATGCAGAGAAGGCATGTGAATTAATAAAGCAAGCAATAAAAGATGTTCGAGCAAGCCTCGCTTTTCGATGCGAGCTTGACTGCGATACCAATATCGGAGCTAACTGGGCAGAGTGTCACTAAAACATGTAAGACGTGTGGAGAGACCAAACCTGATTCAGAGTTTAAAAGAAGTGATGGTAGACATAGAGCAACAAGAAATAGATGCAAGGTTTGTCATAGGAAATTAGAAAATCTTAGAAACAAACTAAAACGAGAACATGCTTCTCCACCTCCAGGGCTATGTCCACTGTGTAACCAACACACAGAGAAATGGGTACTAGATCACTGTCATGTGGAGAACGTTTTTCGTGGGTATATATGCAGTCCTTGTAATGCAGGAATAGGTCTACTACATGACGATCCAGAGGTATTAAGTCGAGCCGTTATTTATCTCACTAAAAAAACTAAAACACTAAATGAAAGCCCTCGTAGCCTGTGAATACAGTGGCAGGGTCAGGGATGCTCTAATTCGTAATGGAGTAGATGCTATCTCATGTGACCTATTGCCTACTGATGTTGAAGGACCACACTATCAAGGAGACGTATTCGACATAATTAATGATGGTTTCGACCTTATGATTTGTCATCCCCCCTGTACCCACTTAGCAGTTTCGGGCAGTCGTCACTTTGCAGCCAAGATAGCTGATGGTAGACAGCAAAGAGCATTAGATTTCGTTCAAAGACTAATGGATGCACCAATAGAGCACATAGCTTTAGAGAATCCAGTTAGTGTTATCTCTTCAAAAATAAGAAAGCCTGATCAATATGTGGAGCCTTGGATGTTTGGCCACGGTGAGACCAAGAAAACAGGTCTCTGGTTGAAGAACTTACCACTTCTAACTCCTACAAACATTGTTGAAGGTAGAGAGCAGAGGATTCATAAAATTCCACCATCTAAAGATCGCTGGAAAATCAGAAGCACTACCTACCAGGGGATAGCTGACGCTATGGGTCATCAATATTCCGAATACATCCGCAACCATTACTCCAAATGAAATTGAAACCACCCAAGCTACTAATTGATGCAGACTATTTTTTCTATCGAGCCGCCGCCGCTTCGGAGCTCGAGATGGATTACACCCAAGATCTGACCGTTATCGTAGGAGATTTTGCAGCTGGTAAAAAGGTTGTAGAAAATGAAATCAAGAAGCTCTGCGAGAGGTTTGATAGTAAAGATATTCTCTTAACTTTCACAGACCAGACCAACTTCAGAAAGAAAGTTGACCCCTCATACAAAGGCAACAGAACCAAACGCAAACCAGCGGGGTATCTCAAGCTAAAGAATTGGGGAATGGTTACTTGGCCATCACTCATGAAGCCAGCCCTCGAAGCTGATGATGTTTGTTCAATCCTGGCTACTAATGGTTCTCTAGATAACTTCGTTCTTATCTCACCAGATAAGGATATGGAACAGGTACCTTGTCGTCTTTATAACCTTAAAGAAGAATGGACCCAAACCCCCGAAGCTGCCCGTAGAAAATTATTTGAACAGACAATTACAGGAGACAGTACAGATGGATATAAAGGAGCTATCGGAGCTGGACCAAAAAAGGCAGCAAAAATTTTAGACGCTGTTAAAGATGAAGACTACTGGCCAGCTGTAGTGCAGGCATTCCTTGACGCTGATCAGACAGAGGAGGATGCACTGAGAACATTGCGCCTTGCTCGAATACTTCAAGCCGAAGATTGGGATGCCAAGAAACAGAAGCCAATCCTTATAACACCATGAAACATACCAGAGCTGAACTTAAGTACATCAGAAATACCCTTACAGCACTTCATGCCTACAAAAATGCAGAACTCCCACAAGGAGCAAAGCTTTGGGAACCCTGGATGGATGGCTTTCTAGATAGAGCTGAAAACGAACTCCGCCGTACCGATCACATTAAAGATGACCACCAAATTCTCACCTGACCATTACCAACGAGGAATCTATGAGGTATGGGACATTATCCATGACCAACAACTCGATTACTTCTTAGGCAACACCATTAAGTATGTCTGTAGAGCAGGTCACAAATCATCTGAAGATGAGATAGATGATCTAAGAAAAGCAATCGTCTATTTAAAGAAAAAGATCTCCATCTTAGAAAAACAAAACAAGATGGTTGGTCTCCCTAATGAAATCTATTCGCAAATTCCACAACGCTACTGACATGACAAACGTACCTGACCTGATGGGCCAAGCCCTTCAATTTAGAATTGCTATGGATCAACCTATAGCTAAACCAAAACCAGAATTATTAGCCAAAGCTGAATCACTCATCAGTGAAGAATATATGGAGTTCTTAGCTGCTAGTTCTGAGAGAATAGCTTATCCTCGTCATAAGCAATCCCAAGAAAATAGTTTAAAAGAATTAGCTGATCTTGTGTATGTTTGCTTCCAGTTTGCCGCTCTCGCTGGGTGGGAATTAGACGAAGCTCTTGATCGTGTTCACATCAGTAACATGAGCAAGATGGTTAATGGAAAACCAATCAAAGATGATAACGGAAAAGTCCAAAAGGGACCAAATTATAAACCACCATTCTTAGACGATTTAATATGACTAAATTAGTAGCTCGTACCGGTAGGGTGCAGAGCTGGATAGATGACCCAACCTCTCGCCTACCTGTAAGTTGTACGGTTTTCGTAGTGGAGGACAGTTGCGAAGGACCGGAGGGCATTGAGGCTTCGTGGAGATTTGCCAGCCATGCATTGAGGAAAGGGGCAGGGTGTGCAATACATCTACATAAGTTAAGACCAAAGGGACATGACAATGGAAAAGGACTTGTCTCCTCTGGTCCCGTATCCTTTGGAAAGATATACTCCACCATTAATGAAGTCATTAGGCGTGGGGGTTACTACAAGGGAGGTGCGATAGTGTTACATAATACGCTAAACCACCCAGACATACTTGAATTTATAACTACCCCAAGATCAGAACTACCCTGGGTTAAGAGGTGTGTAGACCTTGAGCCTCAGTGGTGGTATGAAGCATCAAGAGAAGTAAAGGATGCTCTTTTATTAGGAATAAAGAAGGGAGATATATGGCTAAGTAAAATTAAATACACAGATAGACACTTTAAAGGAGAGAGGATTTATTCAAATGTATGCCTTGAAATTTACCTGCCATCACGAGGAACTTGCCTGCTCCAGCACTGCCATATCAGTGCCGGTGAAATCAGCGACGTGCCAAAAAGTTTTGTTGAGGGTATGCGAAGTCTGTGCGACCTCCATAGCAAAACAGGCGTTGATGGTTCTGGAGAATACCTCCCCCCAGAGGAGGATAAGCAAGTCGGACTTGGACTCATTGGATTAGCAAACTTACTAGCAAATAACGGGGTTACTTATAAAGAGTTAGCTACAGAATTATCAGCCCTTACCTTTGGTGGTAGTACAGCAGATACAAATGCAGGAAAGATTGCTAAAGCTTTAGATGATGGAATAAAAGCAGCAGCAGAGATTGCAAGAGAACATGGTATGGAAAGAGCATTCTGTATTGCTCCTACTGCTAGTTGCTCTTATGAATATAAAGATGTAAATGGATACACAACAGCCCCCGAAGTAGCTCCACCTATAAATAGGCATGTTGATCGTGACTCTGGTACTCGAGGAGTACAGAGCTATGACTACGGACCTAATGTTGAGACAGCTGCTGAAGTTGGATGGGAAACTTATAAAAGATTTACTGATGCTTTAGTACGTCTATATGAAAAGACCGGATTATTTCACGGATATAGTTTTAACACTTGGTCAGACCTCGTAACCTATGACGATGCCTTTATAGAAAGATGGCTCCACAGTCCACAAACCAGTATGTATTATGCCCTTCAGGTTAGACCTGACACCTTACGGAAAGATGACGCTACCGCTGATTTAGATGAGGGCTATGAAAATATCTTCAACGAAGTTCTAGAAGAGCAGTTAGAAGAACAAGAAAATAACCATTGTTCAGCTTGTGCAGAATGACATCTCTATACACAAAATTAACTCAACGAAAAAGAAAATGGACTCCCGTAGCAGTAGATAAGGGAGAGCTAAAAGCAGGCTCGGAAGATTCGATCTATCGAGCCCTTGCCCTGCGTGTTCTTGAATTACCAGTCAAGGAATTTCTACAGCAGGGTCTAGAAAAAGACTTACCAAATATCCCAGGAGTAATAGAAGCCCTCGAATCAAATCAAAAAGATGAAGATAAGCATGACCTTGGTTTTCAGTACGTTGTTAATGCTCACGGCACTAACAGTGTGGCAGAAAGAGAAGCTCAAAACATTCTTAATGCGTGGATTGCTGCGCCAGAGCATCCCATCCTTAAAGCAGCCATCCTTGAGCGTTCCGTCTTCTTCGTTCTCCTCCCCTTCTATAGATTTAACGGAGACATCGGGCTTAGGACTTTAAGTGCAGACATCTCTAATGATGAGATCCAGCACGTAAAAATTCATGGAATGGTAGCTCACGACTTAGGACTGAAAAGTACACCTCGCCTAAACAAATTGCGAAAAGCCACTGTGGCTTGGGTAATGGATGGTTTAGGCGTAGATACAAACGATAAGTATCTAGATAAAGATTTCTGGATTAAACAATCAGACAATCTATATAACCGAGGAAAGACAGAAGGGTTGGCAGCTACCAAAAGTAGCCGAATGCCTGCCTTCTTTGAATCCTCAAATGTTAATCTCCCCATGTATGGCTGATCAATTAAATACTCAGGATGTATTTGGTGGTCAAGATTTCCTCGAAAAAATTTTAGAGGAACTTGACTCCGTGTTTCCACAAAAATTACCCGAACCCAACGAACCTCTAAGCAAGATCATGTATGAATCTGGCCAAAGAAGTGTCGTTGAATATATAAAAACTTTACGAGAAGAAAATTATGTGCGGCGCACCTGATATCCCCGATCCACCTGAATTACCAGATCCCCTTCCGGCTGCCCCTGCTCCTCCTCCAGCTCCAGGTGTTCCTACACCATTAGCAGCTCCAGTAGCAGCTGATCCTAAGAATCCAAAACTTAAGAAGAACTCTAAGAGAGGCAGACTTAGCCAAGCAGGTTCTGGTGCTGAACAATTAAGAATTGATCTTGATAAAGCAGCAGCGTCAGGAACTACAGGAAGCACTAATACAGGAACTACCGGCTCTGGTGTAAACATCCCAGGCAAGAAGAAAGGTAGTGGTGGTAAGAAGTAGACATCATGAAAGAACAAGCCCTAACCCGTTATCAATCTTTAGCGGCGGATAGGCAACAGTTCCTTGATACTGCTAGAGATTGTGCTGAACTTACTCTCCCTTATTTGGTTGTCAATGATGGCCAAACAAAGGGAGGTAAGCTGCCAGTTCCTTGGCAATCATTAGGAGCTAAAGGGTGCAACGTGCTCGCATCAAAATTAATGCTGAGCCTCTTCCCTGTAAACACAAGCTTTTTTAAGCTGCAAATAAATGATGCTGAACTATCAGCTGTACCAGACATAACTCCAGAGATTAGATCTGAGGTTGATTTATCTCTCTCCAAGATGGAGAAGATCATCATGCAACAGATCGCAGAAACTTCAGATCGAGTTATGCTTCACACAGCGATGAAGCATTTAGTTGTCACAGGCAATGTATTAATCTTTGTCGGGAAGAAAGCCCTTAAAGTCTATCCATTAGATCGTTACGTCTGTGTTAGAGATGGTAACGGCGAAGTAATAGAAATTATTACAAAAGAATCAACCCATAGATCTCTACTACCAAAGGAATTTCAACAGCCCATGAAGGGCACCTTGGGAGATAGAGACATAAATGCTCCAGGCGAAGATGGTCCTAAGTTTGGAACCACCGGAGCTACAGATGTAGAAGAAGCAGAGGTATATACATGTATCAAATTAAAAGATGGCCAGTATAGATGGCATCAAGAAGTAGACGGTAAGATTCTTCCAGGCTCACAGAGTAGTGCTCCTAAGAAATTAAACCCTTGGCTATGTCTAAGATTTAATATAGTTGAGAGTACTGGTGAGGATTATGGGAGAGGAAGAGTAGAAGAATTTCTTGGAGACCTTAAGAGTCTTGAAGGCTTAATGCAAAGTCTTGTGGAGGGATCGGCTGCAGCAGCGAAAGTAATTTTCACGGTGGCCCCATCCTCTACTTTAAAGCCCCAAAGCCTTGCGAGAGCTCAAAATGGTCAGATTATTCAGGGGCGAAAAGATGACGTAAATGTAATTCAAGTTGGTAAGACTGCAGATTTCAAATCAGTCCTAGACATGATACGAGAATTAACTCGGAGATTGTCAGATGCTTTCCTTATTCTACAAGTTAGAGATTCTGAACGCACAACCAGCACTGAAGTACAAGCAGTACAACAGGAATTAAACGAGCAGTTGGGAGGTATCTTTGGAAACCTTACGACTGATCTATTACGTCCATACCTCGATAGAAAATTACACGTACTTGGACGTAGTAAAGGTATGCCTCAATTACCTAAAGACCTAGTAACCCCTATCGTGGTTGCTGGATTAAAT